GGACTACCTCACGCGGGTGTGGCTGTTGGAAAACCCGGCCATGCAGGAGACATGGAAAGCGGCGCACCCGGAAATGGCGGAGCGGCTGGGGCTGAATGCGAAAAAAACCACCAAGAGCTCCGGAGGCGGCGGGACGAAGTATGCCGATTACACGAGCCCCAACTACACGGCGTTGTTGGATGCGGCGGTGAAAGACGTGGGTGCGGGCGGAAGTCTGTCGGCTGTGTACGCTACAGCCAGGGAAGCGGAAGAGTCGGGAGCGATCAGCAAGAACGAGGCGGCCAGCATCAATGCGGCGGCGCAGACATACGCCTCCCACATCGCACAGAGAAAACAGTCGCAGGATGCTTTGAGAGCTAAGAAGTAAAGGGGGATCCCATGGGAAATATGCAGGACGCACTGAAACAGATACAAAGCGGGGGCAGCTACACTGCCCCTGCGTCTGTTTCCCAAAAGACAGGAACGCAAACGGGGGGCATGAAATCTGTACTAAAACAGATCGAAAGCGGAAATACCCCGCAGGGATATGCCAATATTCTGGACAGATACAAAAACACCACTTCCTACAGCTCCGTACTGGGGCGGCAGAAGGGGCCCTATGCCCAGGCAGTGGAGGATAACCGAAACGCAAAGCTGGGCGAGAAATTGAAAGGAATTACCGGCGGGACGCTGAAGGGTTTGGGAAAAACCTACGCGGCGGATATTGCCAACGCGGTGGCCACTCTGGGGCAGACCATGGGAGCGATTGTGGAGAATAACCCCATGGCCCAGAGCCTTGCCAGACCGGCGGATGTGCTGAAGAGCCGGGAACAGCAGCGACAAGACCAGGACGAAGCACTGGGGAGACTGCAAGGCTGGTCTGACCGGGCGGCACTGGCCGGACAGCAGGACATCCAAAAGGCACAGAGCTACACCGGAAATGCAGGTGATGCGCTGATCGAGGCTGGTGTGGGCGCGGGCCAAAGCCTGATCGACATGGGCCTTGCGGCTACGGGTATCGGCGGCATGATCCCGCTGCTGACCCGGGTGTACGGCGGAGCTACGAGACAGGCCCGGCAGGAGGGCGCGGATCTGCGGCGGCAGAATCTGTACGGCGTGACAAGCGGCGCTCTGGAAGGCATTATTGAAAAAGCCACCGGCGGTGTGGGCAAGATCTACGGAGCCGGTGCGGCGGATGATCTGATCGAGGCGCTGGTGGGAAAAACCAAGCTGGGCAACACCGGCAGAAACATCATGCGCGGATTCATCAACGCCCAGGGCGAAGGTCTGGAAGAGGCGATATCCTCCCTGCTGAGTCCGGCGGTGGACGCCATTTACAAGGGCAATCTCCGGGAGAACTACAGTGAGTATGAGATCAACGAAGCCCTGCGGAGCTACCTGATCGGCGCCATGAGCGGCGGATTCATTGAAACGCTGACGGGCATCAGCGGAGCAAACCGTGCGGCCAATGCGGTGCTGGACGATGAAAACGTGCAGCGGACTGTGGAGAACTACTGGAACACGGTGAAGGAAAGCAACGTACTGAGCAAGGAGTCCAGAGCCGCGTTGCAGAGAGCCTCCGAGGAAATGGGAACGGCCCGACAGATGATGGCCATTGCAAAGCAAGCCGGCGTGAGCACAGAGGCAGCCCGGGCGCTTTTGGAGGCAAGACGGGGCAGAGACACGGCGGAGCAGAACACCGCCCAGAGAGCCGCACAGACGGCGGAAAGGATGGAGATCAATGAAAACCTATCTGATGCAGGACAAGGAAACGGGCTTGACGGTATCGGTGCCGGAGAACCGGCTGGAGTATTTTCAGAAGCAGCAGGAGAGCCCGCAGCCATTGAGCCAGAAAACCAGGGCGAAGCTGGAAGAGGCACGGAGAATCCTGAAAGCGCGGATCTACGGGAAGTAAGCCCGGAAGAACTGGGGATCACGGGAGCGCAGAACCCGGTGATGCTCATCGATGCGGAGCGGGCCGGTGGGAGCATAGCCGCCGCAGCGGACACGGTGCGCAGCGTGGGAATGGAGCCGGTGGCCTTCCGGGGTGAGCTGCGCGTGGGGAATGCCAGCGTCAACGGCTACATCGAAGATGGCCGCATATTCTTCCGGACGGATGCGGTGGACAGCCAGGGCCGGGAGATCACGGCGGAGCAGATCGTGGAGCATGAGCTGTTCCATGCGGCGGCGGAGACGGATCCGCAGCTGGTGGAGGACGTGAAGGAAGTTGTCCGGGAACGGATGACCGAAGCGGAATTCGACGGCGTGATGGCCGACTATGAGACGGCCTACAGCAAAGTGCAGGACTTTTCCGACTGGACAGCGGAGAAGATCGCGGAGTATCTCTATCAGGAGATCGCAGCGGACGCCTATGCGGGGCTGAATGCTTTTGCGGGAAATGCGGTTGCAGTTCCGGGCGGGAATGATATAATCAGAGAAAAAACAGCCGGGAGGAATAACAATGGCAGAACAGAGGAAGAAAATGAGCAGGGAACACGCGAAAATGATCCTGATGCACGCCGCCAAAACATCGAAGTTCTGGGAACAGACGGAGGAAGAGATCGAAGAGTACCTGAACGAGAGATACGGGCCGGAAGAGACAGAGATGCAGGGAAAGCAAAGCGAGACATAATCAAAGTCTTTGGAACGGCCAGAGCTGTGCGGCAGGATGTGGAAGAGCTGATCGAGCAGTATCTGAAAAAGATCGAGGCAAACGGAGAACTGACCGAAACAGAGAAAAATGATCTGCTGCTTGAACTGATCGAAAGCGGAGAAGTGCGGTTGATCGGTGAAAGCTATTATTCCAAAGCACGGGACAGACTGTATAAACAGTGGATCTATGTGCCGGATGGCGTGCGTGCGGAGTTTCCGGACGAGTATGAAGCACTGCGGCGCAGGGCTTTTGGGGCCAAGGAATTCCTGACCGGAAATATCAACGACAGCCGCATTGACGCATTGGCGCAGGAACTGGCGGAAACATACGGATACGCAGAATTCTCCGACTACACCAACCCGTCGGCCCTGCTGCGGCGGATGGTGGATTATGCAGCGGAAGGATCCAGACGGACGGTGTCACTGGATGATTATTTGAGCGGGCCGGCATCGGATTTTGGGCCGTATGAAAACGGGCTGATGCACTTTGACGCAGAACTGGAGGACATTCTACAGGAATACCAGAGCAAGCAGGGCAAAGTAGGTGCGGACTGGACGGAAAACAAAGTGGAGATGCAGCAGAGGATCCGGGAACTGGAGCAAGTGCGGGACGACGCGGAGGATGCGGACGGATACTACGCGGCCCAGGATGAGATCGACCAGCTGCAAGAGCGCCTTGCGGAGATGGACAAACCAACAGGGCGGGCCATGGTGGCGGGCATCAATGCAAGAAATGCCGACAGTAACAGTCTGCGCCGGGCGGAAGAACTGGAACGCGACGGAATGGGCAATGAAGCCGTACGACAGGAAACCGGTTGGTATCGCGGCATGGACGGACAGTGGCGGTTTGAAATCGACGACAGCGGAGCAAGGTTTTTCCGCAGAGGAGACAGCACCGTGCAGGGAAACCCGGATTATATCCGGTGGGACACGCTGTATGGGAAACTGTTTGACGGAACGATCACGGACGAGGAAGTTGATGAACTGAGGGCGCTGGAATCAGCGCTGAACGGAGTGCGGGGCTTTGGCGTCAGAAAAAATCCGCAAAGCGGAACGCTGAGAGACTATCTGAGCCACCCGGCGCTGTTTGAAGCGTATCCGGGATTGGCGGAAGTGCGAGTGCGGTTTGAACGACTGGAGGACGGAACAGACGGTGCATATCGTCCCGAAGAAAATGTGATCGTGCTAAACGGCAAGCTGAGAAATGACAGTGATGGCGCGATAAAAACGCTGCTGCATGAAATTCAGCACGCGATCCAAAGGGAAGAAGGATTCGCAAAAGGTGCGTCACCGAAGTATTGGGAAGAACGCATGAGAGAGGGATACAGCAGAAGATGGGACAATGGATGGGTAGAAATGATGCCATCTGAACTGTATCGAAATACCGCCGGGGAAATCGAAGCCAGAGCCACCGCTGCCCGCCGGAGCCTGACTGCCGAAGAGCGCAAAAAAACGCCGCCGGATCTGGGCGATGGGAACACTGTTTTTGCAGATGGTGAAAGCCAAGCGCTGTCTGCGGAGAACGATGGCAACGAAAGCCGTGAAACGATCACACCTCAGGAGCGGGAACTGGCCCGGGAAGGGATCGTATGGCTGAACCGGGACGGAAAGCGCGTGGAGGTGGAGATCCGCCGGGCAACTACGGGGCAGTGGTTCTTCTCTGTGAGAGCGGTAGGCGGGAGACCGGTGTACGACGAGACACCCTACACCACGGCGCAGGAGGCCGCCAGGGCGGCGATGCAGATTGCGGAGCAATACACCATTCCTGAACAGACCAAGGCCAAGAAAGCAATCAACAAAGCGGCAGACGAAGCCATTGAGACACCGCCGCCCATTGGGAGATTCACCAAGGCGGAGCGGGATCTGGAAGAAGATCGGCTGCGGACTTTGGTGGAGGATGTTCCATGGGGAGCGGGATCCATTACACTGAGTCAGGATCAGGAAGCGGCTGCGGCTGCGGAGACATTTGCCGACGAAAGAGCCGAAAAACAGGCGGCAGAGGATATGGCAGATGCCATGGAAGATTACCGGGAATTGCTGAAAGGTCAAATGCCGGTGCGGAGCGAGACGGCGGATCAGAAAGTGACCGCCGAGCTGAAGGTAAAGAAAGAACCCAGGAACGTGCGGATCCGGGAGGGCTGGAGATCGGCGGTGCGGGCCATTGTAAACGCCGGGGACACCATTCACCGGATCGCCCGGGAGACCGGCAACAAGGCACTGGACGGCTATTACTTCCGGGCGCTGGCCGCGAGACAGGCGGGCACGGAGTGGATCGCCGGGAAGCGGCACGACATTATGGGCCGACAGACAGGGCAGGGATTGAATGAGATTTTCAACCCCATCCGGGCGAAAGGGCAGGACTATTACGAGCAATTCCAGATGTACCTATATCATCAGCTGAACATCGACCGCATGAGCCGGGACTATGAAAAGGATGCAAGAGAGGCCCAGGCGGAAGTGGACAGACTGCTGAGAGTGGAGCCGGGGCTGGCAAATCTGTCGGCGACCCGTTTGCAGCAGATCGCCAACGGCTACAGCCTGGATGCGGAGCTGGCCAAGGATTACCTGGAGGCTGTGGGTAGAAGAAACGCAGCGGAAAAGAAAGGCCCCAAACCGGTGTTTGGCTTTGACGTGACGGCAGATGACAGCCGGGCGGCTGTGGAACGGCTGATCGAAAAGCATCCGGAGTTTGCGGAGCTGGCGCAGAGCGTGTACGACTACAGCAACGATCTGCTGCAATACCGGGTGGATGCGGGACTGATCCAGCAGAAGGACAAGGACTTTTTGCAGAGACTGTACCCCCATTATGTGCCAACCTTCCGAGCGACCGCAGAGGAGCGGGCCAGGATCCTGCATAAGGGCGGACTAAGCGTGAGCAAGGCCATCGGCAGGGCGACGGGGAGCAACGATGTGCTGCTGCCGCTTCATGTTTCTCTGGCGAGACAGGCCATGACCGTGACCAAAAACGGCACAATCAACCGACTGGGCAATGCGCTGCTGGAGACCAGAGATGCCAATAAGGAAGCCATGAGCCCGTACATTCTGGAAGTGAAGGAAGCGGAAAGCGGATTCAGCGAGGACAGTTTCGACGAAGAGGAGACGCTGGAGCCGCGACAGGAGAACGTGATCACCATCATTGAAAACGGGAAACGCTACGACCTGACGCTGGACAAGGGATTGACGGAGGCATTCAAAGCCTTTGAGCCGGACGCCTGGGGCGACATGGCGATCTTCCAGGCCAGCAAGGGAATGGTGGATCTGTTCAAAAAGCTGGTGACGGCGTATAACCCCTTGTTTGTGATCCGGAACGCGCTGCGGGACGTGCAGGACGCAGGACTGTATTCGGTGGATTCCAAAGAATGGGCAAAGAACTTCCCGAGAGCCTATCAGCAGATCAAAAATGATGGGAAATACTGGCAGATGTACAAGGGGCTGGGCGGCAATTACGCCAGTTTCTTTGACTACGCCACCGGGGAAGTGAGAGCGGAAAACACCGGGATCGTGGGAAAGATCGAGATGGTGAACCGGTGGGTGGAAGCGGCCCCGAGACTGGCGGAGTTTATGACGGTGATCCAAAAAGCGGAAGCCAGAGGTGAGGTGACCGAGGCGGATTTGATGGAAGCCTTTGAGGCAGCCCAGGACGTCACCACAAACTTTGGCAGAGCGGGCAGTTTTGGCAAACTGGCCAACAAGTACCTGGTGCCGTTCTTGAATCCGTCCATCCAGGGTGCGGACAAGTTCATTCGGACACTGACCGAGGGGAAGAGCGCGAAAGCGTGGGCGGCGCTGGCTGTGAAAGCGGCGGCGCTGGGCATTGCACCGACGATCCTGAATGCGCTGCTGTACCGGGACGATGAAGAGTGGGACGACATTTCCGACGCCAACAAGGCCAACAACTATCTGTTCAAAGGCCGGGACGGCGTGTGGATCAAGATTCCCAAGGGCAGAGCCATTGCCACACTGTCCGCCGGAGCGGTGGCTGCGGCGGAGGCGCTGCGGGGAGACGAACTGGATCCCAGGGAGTATCTGGATATCATCGCCACCAACGTGGCACCGCAGAACCCCATGGAGGCGAACATCTTTAAAGCGTGGTTTGATGCAGATCTGTTTCAGGCAGACAGCAAGGGGCAGACCTGGTACGGCGGAACCATTGAGACGGAGCGGATGCAGAGCTACCGACCGGGGGAGAGGTACGACGAGAGCACGGACGTGGTTTCCAAGTGGATCGGCGACAAGCTGGATCTGTCCCCGGCGAAGATAAACTACCTGATCGATCAGTATTCCGGTGTGGTGGGGGATATGCTGCTGCCGCTGCTGACACCACAGGCGGAGCGGGATCCGCTGTCGAAAGCGTTCACCATCGACACGGTGACCAACAATGAGGCTACCGGGGAATACTACGACCAGATGGACGAGCTGAAATGGGACATGAACAGCGGCGACATTGCCGGCGGGACGACCTATCGGTATATGAGCCACGCCAACAGCGCGGTCAGTGAGTATTATTCCAAGATCCGGGAGATCGAAGCAGATCAGGAACTGACCAACCGGGAGAAAAAGGAATTGACCAGGGAACTGTATCGGGATCTGGTGGAGTATCAGAAGGAGATCATGGATACGGCGGAAAAGTATCGACTGGCAGCGGAGGACTACTACGACGAACACCCGGAACTGGATCACGAGGATCCGGCGGCGGTGAAGGCGTACATGGAGCAGTACAACGCACAGCAGACCACTGAGGAGTATTACAAAAACGCCGACCAGACCAAGGATCTGATGGAAGCCATTGTATACCGGGAGGTAAACCGGGAAGTGCTGGGCGCGGAGTACGCGCTGGAGACCTACAGCGACAGCGTGTATGAGCGGGCGGCGGAGGTGAACCGGAGCGCAGCGGTATCCTATGATACTTACTACGATTACTACTTCGGCACCAAGGATATGCACGCAGACCGGGACGAGAACGGCAAGAGCATCAGCGGCACGAAAAAGGCCAAGGTGCTGGGCTTCATCGCCGACATGGAGATCTCTGACGAGCAGAAGGACGCGCTGGCCATTGACGCCGGGTACAAGGCAGGAAGCTGGAAATCCTACGCCGACGGAAAAAGCGGCGGCGGCTCCGGAGGCCGGGGCAGATCGAAAAAGGACAAGGCCGTGAAGGTGAAAAACACGCTGACCAAACCGGTGGGGATCACCTACAACCGGAGCATGAGCATCGCGGCCCGGACGCCCAAGGACACATCGGCCTATGAGGACATCCAAAAAGCCACCAGCCAGCTGCGGAAGAAAAACCCCTGGTATGAGCTGCCAACGGGAAACCCGGAACTGGACGAAGCGCCGCCGGCGGCTGCGCGGTATTTTGCGACCGGAAGATTTTAGTCAAGTACCGGTCAAGTAAATAAGCCCCGGGAAACCGGGGGCGGATGAAAGGAGGGATGCCGCCTTGCGTAAGTAGTAGGCAAGGCCCCGTCGAGGGCACGGCGCAAAAGGAGGTGCCGTGTGAGAAGATTAAATATGCTGATCCAGCGGGATGTGGATGCGATCAATGCAGCGGCTTGCTGGACGGATGAACAAAAACGGCTTTTCGATCATTTGCTTTCGGATCGGTACAACGATACCGGAATCATGCTGGAAATGAACATTGCCAGCCGGGAGAAGTATTACCGGCTGAAAAAGCAAGTGTTTGAAAAGATCGACAGAATAAATGCCGAACAATAGGCGAACAGAAACAGGGACAGACCCGGAACGGTCTGCCCCTGATTTTTTTGTATCCTTTTATCAGAAAGGACGTGATGCAAATGCCTAATAACTACTATCCACCCTATCAGCCGAGACAGTACGCGCAGTCATATCAGCAGCCGTATCAGCAGATCCCGGCGCCGGCGTATCAGGTGCAGCCGGTGGGGACAAGAGAGGAAGCGATCGCAGCGCCTGTGGACTATTTTTCGATGGGCTTGCTGATGCCGGTGCCAGGGCAGAACGTGATCTATTTTAAACGGTTCAACCAGAACACCGGGCAGAGCGATTTTGTGGAATTCGTGGCCAGACGACCGGAGCCCCCGGCCCAGTACGCCACCAAAGAGGAACTGGAGGAATTGCGGAGAATGATCGGAGGTGCAGCGGATGCTTGATCTGAGACAGATGGTGCAGATGGTAATGAACGGGGGCAACCCCATGACTATGCTTCAGCAGATGGGAGACCCCAGGGCGATGCAAGCGCTCAATATGCTGCAAGGGAAATCCCCGGCGCAGCTTCAGCAGATGGCAATAAACATGGCGCAAGAGCGGGGAACCACGGTAGAGGACGTGGCCCGGAGTTTGGGGATACAGATCCCGAGCCAGCGTTAACAATTCAATACCTTTTCAGTTTGACCGGTCTTGATAAAAACGGCGCTTAAACCCGACGGATCGGGCAGCGCGCGGCCCGGTGCGAATAAATTGAAAAGGAGAAAAAACTATGAGTGAAAACAGTGGTGATCTGTCCCTCGGTTACATGATGGGCAGCTCCGAAAACAGAAACGGCGGCTTTGGCGGAGATCTTGGCGGGATCTGGGCAATCATCATCCTGGCCATGGTATTCAACGGCGGCTGGGGCGGCGGATTCGGTGGAGGTGGTTACATGAACGGCGCTCTCACTCGTGCAGAACTGTACGACGGCTTTGCCCTCCAGGGCATTGACAACGGTGTGCGTGGTGTGCAGCAGGGCATCTGTGACAGCACCTTCGCGCTGAACAACTCCCTGAAGGATGGCTTCTATGGCGTCCAGGGCAGACTGTGCGATCTGAGCCATCAGATCAGCGACTGCTGCTGCTCCACCAAACAGGCCATCGCAGACAGTACCCGGGAAATCCTCGGCTACCTGACCAATGAGAAGATCGAGTCCCTGCGGGACGAGAATCAGGCTCTGCGGTTCCAGGCGTCTCAGGTGGCGCAGAATCAGTTTATCACCCAGGTGGGCAGCGACATCGTGAACCGGCTGAATCCTCCCGCGATCCCGGCCTACACGGTGCCCAATCCCTACACCGGCGGCTATGGCTGGCACGGCGGGTATGGCAACTACGGCGGCTGCGGCTGCGGCTGCTGACAACATCGGGGCGGGAAACCGCCCCTGACTTTTAAAGGAGTGTGATAATATGCAGGAGAAAATTCGGGCGAAAATGGAAAAACACGTAGAATCCATTTTGGAGAAACCGGAGATTACCGCAGAAGAGTATATGCTCATATCTGCATACCTGGCTAAACTGGAGATGGAGGAGGAACGCGCAAAAATTGCGAGGTCTTCCGAAAAAACAGAACAGCGGTGTCGAGCGATGATCGACGCTATATGGGGAGGTGCTGAAAATGGCGTGTAATTGCAATGAATGCGGACGGCTCTGCCCGAGATTCACGACCAGCACGACCATCACGCTGACCGCCGAAACGCTGGTGATCAACGTGCCGGACACGATCAGCTATCAGGATGGGTGCAAATACTGCATTGCCCTGGCACAGAACATCCCTACGGGTACGCCCATTGACGCGCCGGTGGTGGTGACCATCGGGGCAGGGACAACGCAGTTTTCGCTGCTGAATCGGTGCGGCGGTCAGGTGCTGGCGGCACAACTGGCCACGCGAACCAGATACCCGGTGCGGGTGAGCACCACGGCCACGGGCGGTTCGTTTACCGTCACAAGATGCTTACCGGAGGTGGATTCCGTCACGCTGGCAGCGTTGAATGACGCGGCGGCTGCGGGAGGTGGTGGCGCATGACCGGCATGGCCAAAATGATGATGCTCAACTCCACCAGGCGAGGCCGTGAGACCGAAGGGCGCGATCGGGAATGGGTGATCCGCGAACGGGAGCCGGAGCAGAATTATGGGGAGTCGTACAACGAGATGCGGGAATACCGCAACGATATGGAGTATGACATGGACGGCCCGGAGAGCCGCAGACGGAGGTACAAAAACGGGCGCTTTGCACCCAGCAGCGAGTACCACCCGAACAAGTGGAAGGAAGGACCAGCCAGAAAACCCATGAACGAAGGAGGAACGGAAATGCGGATGATCGGTTTTGAGCGGGACGAGTACAGCCCCAGCGGACGGGCCGAGTATAACGGCGGCGGGGAGAGCCGCATGGAGTATGGACGGATGAACTACACGAGTCCGGAGGCCCATGAGATGGAGCACCGGAAGAGTGAGAAGCACGCTGGCCATGCTTCATCCCGGGAGACGGGCATGAGCTACGAGAAGGCCCGGAGGTGGGTGCACAAGATGCGCAACGCCGACGGCACCAGGGGCGCACACTGGAAGATCGAGGAAGTGGAGGAACTTCTGGAGAAGAAGAGAATGCACGACTGCGATCCGGTGGAGGTGTGGGTGGCCATGAACGCAGAGTACAGCGACCGGTGCAAGGTGAACGAGAAGTTCGGAATAACCTCCCCGGAGTATTATCTGGAGATGGCCAAAGCCTTTTGGCTGGAGGACGAGGACGCGGTGCCCGATAAGCTGATGGCCTATTATGAGTGCATCGTGAAGTGAAAAAAGCGGAAAAGAGGGGCGAAAACCCCTCTTTTTTGCGTGGGAAGGTAAAATTAGAGGGGGCTCCCCTTTTAGGGGAGTCCCCTCTGATATGTTGAAAAATAAAGAAAAAACGGCAGAAAATAGGGCTGATTTTGCCGGGGTAACCGCCGGGGTAACCGCCGGGAATTTTAGGGAATTTTAGGGAACGAACAGGAATTTGACCAAAAATGACGTGGGGAAACGAAAAACCCGGAAACGCTTGAAAATCAAGCATTTCCGGGCACTTGGCGGAGATGTCGGGATTTGAACCCGAGCGCGGCTCATCACCGCCTACTCCCTTAGCAGGGGCATAAAAAATGTAGGAAAATCAATGGTTTTTTGAACAAAAAGGGGTAACCGCCGGGGTAACCGGATCACTGTGCCTTGGATTCCGGGATTTTCGCACTGGAGGCCACCTGGTTGACGGCGGAGCGCATATCGCTGGTATCGTGGTGGATATAGCGCAGGGTGCTCTGGAATTTGGCGTGGCGCATGATCTTTTGCATGAGGGCGGCGGGTATGCTTTCCTTGGCCAGGGACGTGGCTGTGGTGTGGCGGCAGCTGTAGGGAGGCAGCTTGCGGCATCCGGCGGCCTCGATGGTCTGGTAGTAGGCTTTATAAAACCGATCCTTGTTCATGGTCAAAAGCTTGGGGCCTTCGGAGTATTCGCAAAGATCCCGGAGCACCGGCTCTATGATATCCGGAAAGACAAGGGGAACTTCTTTTCTGGTCTTTGTCTTTTTGCCGGACTTGATGATCTGGAAGTTGGGCCAGTCGATATTTTCTTTCTGACAGGCCAGGAGCTCCCCGGGCATCATGCCGCTGTAGATCATCACAAGGATGTACCCGGCCATCTTATCCCCGGCGCCGTAGGCTTTCCAGATGTTGGCCTGTTCGATGTCGGAGAAGGGGATGGGTTCATCTTCCTCCAGATCGGGCATGGTGAGGGCCTTGGAGAGATTCACGCTGACTTGCTTATCGATCATTGCCCGCTGGTAGAGTTTGGAAAGAAGGTTTTTGAAATCCCGGGCGGTATAGAACGTTTTGCACTGGGAGTCCATGGCCTTTTGCAGATCCTCCAGCCGCAGGGTATCAATGCGGGAGAAGGCGATCTCGGTTTTCAGCAGCTTATTGTGGGCGATGGTGTAGGCTTCCTGCTTGGAGTCGGAAAGCTTTGTCATGTCCGATGTGCTCCAGGCGGCCCACAGCTGCTCCAGCGTCTGCGTCACGATCTCCGGGGTTTTGGAGAAGGTGGCGCAATACTCCAGCGCTGCGGCCTTGGTGGGGAATCCGCGCTTGCGTTTGCGCAGCCGGTGATCCTTGCCGTCAACCTGAGTGTATCCGCGTGTGATCTCCGCTGTCCAGGTTTTTCCCTCACGATACACAGAGCCGGTGCCGTTGGGGCGCTTGCCCTTCTGCCGGGGCTTTTTCTCGTGGGTCTGCTTCCGACCGCAGCGGAGGCAATATACGGAACCATCCGGCAGTTCCTGTTTACAGACGATACATTTCATATTATCCACCAAAAATGAGGGACAGCAAATAAGTGATGCCGACGGACGGGTTGGGGATGTCTACGAAGAGAAAGTAGAAAACTGCGACGACGGCGGAGATGCCCAGGGCGATGGAGCGGCTGCGGATCATGGAGGTAAGGCGGCTGACCATGGAATCCTGTGTCTCGATGCGCCGCTGCTGGGTGGAGACTTGCTGCCGGAGCAGGGCGATCAGCTCCCCCTTTTCGGCCACAACGGTCTGGAGGGCTTCCAGCTGGAGTTTCAGATCCCGGGCATCCTCCAACGTCTTGGGCTCTGCGGGGGCCTCTTCCACCAGGAACACCTCCACATAGGGCTGGAGAGAATCCTCGTACCGGAAACGCTGAAGTTCTGCGCCGGGCTTGAAAATCTTGTCAGCGGTGCCCTTGTTGGTGATCTTCCCGGCTCTCAACACAATATCGACCATGCCTTGATTGGATTCACCAAGTTCTGCTTTTTTCTGCTGCAGTGCCAGAATTACATCGGGATACTCACGTGCAGTGCTCATAATTCGCCTCCTTATGCAAAATTTGGGCGAAAAAAGCAAAATACGCAAAAGGTAGGCAGGAAAAAACGCAGAACAGATGGTGGAGATAGGCAGCCTTCCATGCTATGCTTTGATCGTCCCAAGGGACGCGGCGGGGGATCTGTTTGGCGACGGGCCCCTGCCGCTTTTGGATAAAAAGTGCGCCACAGGGCGCGAAACAATAGATGTCCGGAAAAACGGACAACAATGTGTGTAAAGTGCGAATTAGCTTAATAAGCTAATTCCGAAGAAAGGAGCGAGGTAAGTGGAAAAGACCATTCATCACGAGGACAAGCCCAAGCGACCAATCGGCCAGAAGCGCCGACCGATCAACATGAGCGACTATGAAGTGCCCCCGGAGGTTGCCTTCCACTTACGCAGAATGGGTATGGACGATTTGTATACCTAATTTATAAAGGAAACGGTTGGTATGCGTCAAGGGATTTTGTCAAAAAAGGTGGTAGATACATGGAAGAAGAACAGAGAATTATAGAGGAGATCAACCGGATACTGCGCAAGGCAAACTTGCGGCAGCTGATGAAGATATACAGGCTGGCCAGCGGGATAGTGGAATGACAATCCCTCAGTCGCCTTCGGTGCCAGTTCCCTTTACACAAGGGAGCCGATAAAAAAGAGGAGCGGGATCTTAGAGATCCTGCTCCTCTTTTTTTGTTTCTCCGGCGAGATCGAGAAAGAATTTTTCCCAGGCGGCCCAGGCTTCGGGGCCGGCCCGGAGTGCCGCAGCGATGAACCGGGACTTGAAGGACTCGCTGGTGGGATCCTCCCGCCAGAGCTGGGTAAACAGCGCTTCCATTTCCTCCTCACGGCTCTTGGCCTGGAACATCTCGCCGACGCCCTGCCGCAGCCACAGCTCATTCACGCCAAATTCCCGGCAGATGGATGTGATGACAGCATCAATGGGAGTGCGGGCCCCGGATTCATAGCCAGCAACACTACCCTGCTTTACGCCGATTTTGTCTCCGAAATCCGTTTGATTCAGATTTAGTTCCTTGCGGAGTTCTTTGATGCGGTTTTTCAAGGTATTCACCTCCTGTAAGGTGAGTATATCACACGAAAAATAGCATTGCAATATTTTTCTGCAAAAAGTATTGACAAAGATATAGCGTTGATGTAATATGACATTGCAAGGATATATTTAGTTATTGCAAAGAGCAATGAGCAGAGCGGAAATAGAGAGTCAGGTGGACGCGTGGTAGCTGCGTTCTACTCGAACCCACCGAATGATTGACCACGTTATGAGCAGACAAAATAGAAGCACAGATAGAAAAATGCGAAAAGCAGAGTGTACGGAAATAATGTCGAGTAAAAGAGGGACACCGTTCAGGGCGGCGAGAAGAAAAGAGACTCTGTAAATTCTGCCAAGGGTTCGGTTGATTTTGAAGTCGTTGCCAGCCCATTCGAAAAGGGAAGCACCTGAAGAAAAAAACCAGAGATTGATCGCAAGAGAACAGGCATTACGAAGAAGCCAATGGAGTTCCCAAAGATAGTTGTCAAAAACAAAACCGGGGTCTGCTGCAATGGATAAAAACCAACAGATAACAGCGACAATGCAACCGATGGTCATGAAAGGATTCATAAAAACACCTCCTACCCTGAACAATAGCACAGGGCCAGGAGGGGAGCAAGAGAAAGTTAACAGAAACGCAGAAACGGGGAGGCGGGAGAATGTGGAAAGAGAGTATAAAAAGAGCGATTACCATGACGGTCGCTTTTGTTGCGGGGCATTTGTTTGCAAAGTGGTTAATGAGTGTTTTATGAGAATAAGCCGCGGATAAATTGACAGATTGCGGAGAAGTGTTCCACGAATAGAGTGCCAAAAATACCGAACAGCAATGTGAAAAGATGCTGCAAAAGCAAATTAGAACGGGAGTCTTTTGCAATCTGTTTTTTGCGTACAAAGTATGTCAGACCTTCATCGGAGGGATTAACCCACCAACCACCGTCAGGCCGATCGTGCTTATCGATAAGGCCAAGAGATTCCATAAGGAACAATTCGGGCTCGGTGAAAAGTGTTTCTTCATGGAGTACAGGAAGCTTGTCGGGGGAAATTTCGATCAACTGTCTTAGTTTAGGTTCGAGTTTTTTCAAAGAAAACACCTCCTACCCTGAACAATAGCACAGGGCCGGGAGGGGAGCAAGAGTAAATGTGCGAATGAAATAGAAAAGGGCCCCGGAAACCGGGGCCCAGGGGATTGGAAGGTTTACACCACAACAGAGCAAAGAAAATTGAAATCCTCCAGTGTGCAGCGAACAGACGGGAGGAACCTGGAAAGCCAGGCGGGATCGATTTTCTCTTTGCCGCGGAGCCACCGCACGAACGCGGGATGGGACGGGGTGGCATCCACGAGAAAGCTAAGAACCAAACCTTCCTTTTCAAGCTGAGTCATTTTCTCACCTCCTTTCGTGAAGGAGCGGGAGAGCGGGACACAGCGGGCGGGAATGGGGACTATTTCAACGTAGCACAGAGGACAGAGGAATGCAAGGGGGGATAAAAATGAAGATTTTGAGAACAAAAAGAATTAATGGAGAAAGGCATATAGAGATCCTGATCAATGAGCCTGAAAATGGGGCCGCATATGAACAGCTAAAGGAGACGATATACAAGCTGAACAGACGATGCGCGAAACAGGGAGAGGAAAAATACAGTTACACCATCGTCAGAAGCGAAACGAAATGAAAAAAATGAAAGGAGAAGGAAAATGTCTGAAATGGAAAAAGCCATGGCGGAGCGTCTGGTGGAAGCGGCCCGGCGGGTGCCGGAGGATCAGCAGAACCGGGCGATTGGTTACATGGAAGGCTACGCGGACGCCATGGAGGCGGCCCGGCGGGAGAAGGACGGTCTGAAATGAACACGCTGGAGGAGATCGAGGCCAGCTGGAAGGAAGTGCTGACGCCGGAGGATGTGGCCCCGCTGCTGCGGGTGAAAGCGCACAGCATACGGCTGGCGGCCCGGAAAGACCCGAAGGGGCTGGGCTTCCCGGTGATCGTGATGGGGAGCAGGACACTGATCCCACGAAAGAGTTTCCTGGCATTCATGGCCGGGGAGTAAGGAGGAAACAAACATGGCATACGGCAAGTGTTTTCTGTGCGGGAAGTACGGCTGGGTGGAAAAACACCACGGTTTTACCAACGCTCTGCGGGACAAAGCTGACAAATACGGGCTGACGGTGGATCTGTGTGCACTGGAGTGCCACCGGGAGGGCAAAAAGGCCGTTCATCGTTGCGAGGAGAGCCGCCTGAAGGTGCAGAAATACTGCCAGAAAAAGGCCATGCGGGAACAGGGCTGGTCTGTGGAGGACTTCATCCGGGAGTTTGGCAAGAACTATCTGGATCCGGAGGATATGGAGGGGGGTTCTCTCCCTCAGTCACCTGCGGCGACAGCTCCCTCGTCAGAGGGAGCCTTTGGGAGCGGGGAACTGTTCGGGTTCCGGCTGCTGGAGCCGGTGGCTCTGTTCATTTGAAAGGAGGGTGCCTGTGGCGAAAAAGAAGAAGAAAAGCTGCAAGACTTGCGGATATGTGGGCAAGTGCGGCGCGGATCAGTGCTGCGACTACATGCTGATCGAGAAGCACTGCCGCCCATGCCCGGCCAGCGACGGCTGCGCTGCCTGGCGGAGCAAGGCCGAGGTGAACAAGCGAAAGCGGCTGTTGGAGCAGATCCAGCCTCTGGTGCCGACAAAAGAGGCGGCGAGGTGGCAGAAGCTGTTCCGGGATCAGCAGCGGGACGAGACGCTGGGCGACTGGAAGAGCGTACGGCATCGGGAACGGGCGGCAGCCATCGCGCAGCTGAAGCTGGGCACCAAACAGCGCAGGGAAATGGAGGCGCCGCGATGAAGCCAAAGGCGCGAAAGTGCCCATACTGCGGGGACGCGGTGATCGATGTGCCGGCCCCGAAGGGCGGCGGCTGGATCAAAGTGGACGCCCGGGTGGTGTATTACCGGCGGCTGCGGCCCGGGGAGTCCATGGGGGATGTGTTCTTCACGGACACCGGGGGCATGGTAAAGGGGTTCCTGTCGGAGGAGCCCGGGGACGGCCGGGGGCATCGGCCACATTATCTGAGCTGCGGAAGAAGCCGGCTGAGTGGCCGGTGAAAATAGAAAACAAAACAGGAGGAAGAAAAATGCAGGGTACGATCAAGATCGAAGTGTCAGAACAGGAGGAAAGACTCGCACTTGAGGTGGAGTGCAACATGGTGGCGAGCCGGGAGGTGTGTTTTCGTATTCTGAACACACTGATGACGGATTCGTTCGGCATGGACGACAGCGACATTATGATGTTTTTGATGTGGAGAAAGCTCCTGGCTGGGAAGAGCGAGAGCGTGAAAGTTGATCTTGGCAAGATGCGCAAGAGGGAGGAAGAGAAATGAGCGCGAGGAAAGCGAAGTTTGCGGCATGGGTGATCATGCTGATGGCGGCGGGGCTGCTGGTGTTCATTTTCCGGGGGAGCCGGGTGATCTTCACGATTCTGGCGGGGCTGCTGGCGGTCTATGGGTTCATCAGCGCCGGGGACGATCTGATCCGGTTTCTGTCCATCCCGGATGGCAGCGCCCGGGGAAAGAGAGCCAGGGGATGAACATACTGCGGGTATTTCCGCGAGAGACAAGCTACACGCCAACGGATGAGCTGGTGATGATCGGAGAGCCGCCCATGCCAGAATTGATCCCGGAGCATGACGAGGTACATATCTCTTGCACATTCACTTGGGACATGGACAGGGCGGAGGAACTGGCGTTTCAGTGGGAATCTGCCACGGATAAGCCTGTGAAGATTGGAGGCCCTGCGTATAAATCCCCTGTGGTTGGTTTTACTCCGGGTTTGTATGTCAGGAGGGGTGTTGTGTTCACGAGCCGTGGGTGCAACAACAACTGCCGATTCTGCGGGGTGCGATCCATTGAGGGAACGCTGGTGGAGTTGCCGGTGTATGAAGGGAACATCATTCAGGATAACAACTTCCTGCAATGCAGCCGCCAGCACAAGGACAAGGTGTTTGAAATGCTGCGGACACAGCGGGGGATCAGTTTTCGCGGTGGATTGCAGTGCAACCTGATCGATGATCACTTCATCGAGAACATACAGCAACTGCGAATTGCGGAACTGTGGCTGGCATGCGACACGGACAAGAGCCTCCCAGCATTTAAGGAAGCCTGTGCAAAGCTGACGAAGGCTGGCTTTAACCGAAACAAGATCAAGTGTTACAGCCTGATTGGCCATGATATGGAGGCAGAAGAGGCCAGAAACCGGGAAATATTCATTGCCGGCGCTATGCCATTTTCGCAACTGGAGCGGGACTTCACGAGAAAGAAAACGGAATACAGCCCGGAATGGAAAGCATTTGAACGGCAATGGCAGCGCCCTGCCGCCACGGTGGCCCACATGAGGAAGGTGCTGGCCGGAGAGAATGAGCTGATTATGGAGAGGAGCAATCATGTTAATCGATAAGAGCCTGGAGAAGGCGATCAAGAGGGAGACCAAGAGCGGGCTGACGATCTACAACAACGGCAGCGAAATTTGGTTTCTGGGTACAGGATGGGTGGCGAAAACCACCGAGAAACAGATGCGGCGGGAGCTGCGGGGGACGTTGGGCGCCATTGTGGAGATGCTGGGACATCTGCCGGAGGTGGGGACGATCACCATCACGAAGGTGGAGGGCGAGTACGTTGAGCAGGAGGCACTAATGGAGACGGCGGCCACTACGCTGGATAGCTACTGCGGCATGATCCGGACGATCCTGGAGCCGACGCCGCTGCGATTCCGTGGACGAGCCCTGTTCCAGGCACCGAACCGAAATCTGTATGCACAGGCAGTGACGCCGCCGGACATTATCACCAGGGAGACGGTGCTGAACGAAAAGGGCTGCATGGTGCGCCGAAGCGAAACCAGCGAGGACTATGTGATCGTACAGGGGTTCCGGCCGGAATTCGTGGAGGACGACCCGGAATGGGAATATCTGGAGCGGATGATGTGGGTGGACTTTGGCCCCGAGGCGGAGTGCGGCCCGGAGGATGAGCAGATGGAGATGGAGGAAGAGGATGGGACGGAAAGCACATAAGGTGCGGACGGAGCTGAACGCAAGCGAACTGGAGTGCATCAAGGCGATGGCGGGTTGCAGCCTGTGCGTGAGCGCGGCGGCTGTGGTACTGCGGAAAAGCAGACACACGGTGATCAACAAGTGCAACAAGATCCAGGACATAACCGGAAACGATCCGAGAACGTTCTGGGGCATGGCAAATCTTTTGGGGCTGAAGGAGGAAAGGAAATGAGCAATGAATGCATGAGCATAGAGCCGCCGATCCCGGCGGGCGTTTTGGTGGAGAACAATCCGGTGGAGGATCTGATGGAGAAAGTGTGCGAAAACTGCCGGTTTCCGTTTCTGAGCGCCGACGAGGACGAGCTGGAGGAGATGTGCGGCCGGTGCGGCATTGAGAAAGACATACGGGTTCTACTGGGCCAGGTGAAGAAGGAGGATGACTTTGTGGCCTGGGACTCGCAGTTTGAGGACAGCGGGGAATGATCATCGTGCTGCGGGTGGACGCGCCGGTGCACAAGGCGCTGGCGATCAAGGAAGTGCTGGCCATGGAACTGGAGAAGTACGGGGACATCCGTGTGCTGGAGATCCGGGAGGAGCGCCCGGAGCAAATGAAGATCGGAGGATGATTATGAGCGACGGCGCTGTGATCGTGATGGGATTTATGGTGTACATCGGGCTGTGCCTGTTGATGCTGTGGAGGATGCGATAAGTTCTCTCCCTCCGGCCCTGCGGGCCACCTCCCTCGTCAGAGAGAGGCGATTTAAAAGGCTTCTGAGGGGTTGAGCCTATCAGCCCCATCCCAGGGGATCCTCCTTGCCCCATTTGTGTTGCACGCATATCGGACGATGCGTAAAAGTCTGACGGCTGGTGTTGGCTCTAATCATCACCAGATGCTCCGGTGCAATTCCGGTTGCCTCGCCTTTGGGCGGTTGGGCGTTATCAACCGCAGCCACCAGCGGCCCATGGTGCCGCCTTCCTTTCTGTGTATCATATCGGGCAGCCCGTAAAAGCCTGACCGCGCGGTATGCGGCTCCAGTGCAATTCTGGTTGGGCACACTATATACAAAAGGAGAAGAGAGCCATGCTGTTGGTAAAGCTGACCATTGACCCCACGGCGGTGGAGTCCAGGATGATGACCACGGAGGCATACCCGGTGCTCCGGGAGACGGAGAAGCAGCTGCTGGTGCGCAAACCCTTGTACAAAGCGCGGATCCATCGATTTGAGATCGAGACGGTCTATTTTGACAAGAAACGGATGCGGTATGTGCAGCGGGGCAAGGGCGGGCCGTACTGCCGGACGTGCTACTGGCTGACGGAGCAGGACGACATGAGCAAGATCAAGAAATCCATGGAGATGGAGACGGCGGTGCTGCGGATCGTGGATCAGATCCGGGGCGAACTGCAAAGCGTGGCCAATACTCTGCTGAGAATCGAGGGGGAGTGTGGGTAATGTATAAATCACCGATCGATGTTATATACGGGGAAATGGCAGTGGAAATCCAGAACGGGATTTTCAAGACTGTGCAGAAGTATGACGTTCGTGTTGACGAGAAAGAACTGAAGAAGGCGCTGGCCTACGACCGGGAGCAGTATGAAAAAGGATACGCCGAGGGATACCGGGAAGGCGTGAAGAATGTGGAGGAGAAGCTCCGGCGGATGCTGAGAGAGGCGCTGGACTGGGAAGAGGAGATGGGAAAGTGATGGATGGAGATCTGATCAGCCGGAGCACATTGATCAAAAGGCTTGAGATGATATCAAAGAACTGCAAGGCGAACAAAGCCGTTTCAAAATATATCGGGAAGCAGATATTTGATATATCCGAAACAACCGTGGATGTATGCATAAGGGAGGCAAAGAATGTCCCTGCTGTGGATGCTGTTCCTGTGGTTCGGTGTAAGGATTGCAAGTGGTGGCGTGATTCGATGTGTACGAACATAAACGGAACATACCGCTATGTTCCAAATGGCGAATGGTTCTGCGGAAGCGGAGAAAGGAAAGACAATGCGACTGATTGACGCTGATGCGCTTGGTATAGGCCGTTGCAACCCGGATGAGTTTCCACTGGATAACCGCGCCTATTGCGCCGGGTGGAACGGAGTGATTGGCTTAATCGAACGAGCACCTACCGTTGATGCTGTTCCTGTGGTACATGGGCGGTGGGAGTTTGAAGTGACCAAGGAATTCGGTTGTATGTACCACAATTTTTCCGTAAAAGCAAAGTGCTCAGAATGCGGTAAAGAACGACAAGTTTGGTATGGTGCATTCCCAAACTTAGATGATGAAAAAGTAGAGCAGGCCGCGTTAGCAATCGCTGCGGTGCAGAAGCATCCAAAATTCTGCGAAGAGTGCGGAGCGGATATGAGGGAGCGGGCCGTCGAGGGCGCCGGCCCCTACAAGGAGGTAGAAGAATGACATTACTGGAAGCGGCGGAGAAAAAAGGAATCAAAATACTTGAGACTGCGGACGGGAATCGTTGGCCAGCAGGATGTCCGTGCGAGAACGGGTTGGAAACGGTAGAAGAGTCGATGCGTAGGTGCCTGGAATTGAACTGTGGGGAGTGTTACGCGCGGGAATACAAGGGCCCGCCGATTGAAGAGCCAGAAGAACGGACGCCAGAACGGCCAGGGGAAGAGCCGGAGGAGAAAAGATACGTGGAAGGGCTGCCATGCGTTGAGGAAATGGAGAAAGTGATTATTACCAAAGCAGGGGTTGCTGCGGAGATTTGCTTTGAGGAGCACATACTGCTGGAAAGGCTTCTTAAAGAAGTGAAAAATTCGGGGGTGGAGCACGCGATGGCTATACAGTATTTAGTCGGCGTGAACGAACTTGCCGAGAGGGTGATGCGGAGGATGGAAGAATGCTGAACCATTTTGTGTGCATGGGGCGGCTGACGCGGGATCCGGAGCTGCGGTATACGGCGCAGCGGGTGCCGGTGGCCACGTGCCGGGTGGCGGTGAACCGTCCGGGGAGCGATAAGGCTGACTTTTTCGATCTGACGGCGTGGCGGCACAATGGGGAATTTCTGGCCAAGCACTTTGTGAAGGGCCAGCAGATCGCTGTGGAAGGCCGGCTCCAGGTGAAAGAGTGGACTGGCGACGGCGGCCAGCGGCGCACGAGCGTGGAGATCGTGGCGGAAAACATTTACTTTGCCGGCGGAAAAACGGAAAAACCGGAGAAGAGCCTGGACGAGGCTATGGAACAGACCGGTGCCTTCCGGGAGATTCCGGACTATGAGGACGACGGCGAGTTGCCGTACTGATATGAAAGGAGAAATAAAATGAAAGAGAAATGGAACTGCTGTGACAAAGAAGAATGGGGCTGCTGTGACGAAGCGAGAGTTGTAGACTTTGGTGAGGCATTGCGGTTGCTGCGTTTAGGCCACAAACTGAGGAGAGCGGGATGGAACGGAGCCGGAATCTTCATTAAGATGCAGGAGCCGGATGAACACAGCAAAATGACACAGCCGTATATCTATATCGATACAACGGGGCTGTTGACAGAGAACCGGGCGGCGCCGATTGGGCGAGTGCCGTGGGTGGCCAGTCAGACGGATATGCTGGCGTGGGACTGGGAAATTTGCGACTACTGATGCATTGAGGACAGGGGCTGATCTGCGGATCGGCCCCGCAGCTGAGTGCATTGACAACCCCTCCGGCGCGGGAAAGCCCGCGCCACCTCCCCTTGCACAGGGGAGGCTTTTTCGACGGAACGCGCGTGCGCGTTCTTGGGAAACGAGGTAAGCGCCTAACTTTAGCGTCAAGGAGGAAAAATGGGGAACGGTTACTGGGTAATACGGACATACAAGTGCGGCCAGATGGAAGAAAAGATCAAATACTGGATCCAGGGAGAGAGACCGACCCGATCGGAGCGCCGGCTGAAAGCAGAGATCCGAAAGCAGCAGAGCAACGAGGCCAGTGCGGTGAAGAGAGTGAACCGACTGCTCCATGCCTACTTTGACCACAAGGACTGGCTGCTGACGGTGGAATACTCCGACGAGAAGAGACCGGCAGGGGCAGACCAGAACGAGACCTGGGAGATGGCAAAGCACCAGCAGGAACTGTGGTTCGACCGGATCCGGAAGGAATGCAAGAAGCAGGGTGTTTCTCTGCGGTACCTGGCCTTTACCTCCGACATGGACGGGGAGACCGGGGAGATGGTGAACGTGCACCACCATGTGGTAATCAACCGGGAGGCTCTGGAGATCGCCATGCAGAAGTGGGGCAAGGGCTTTGTTCATGCCGAGCATATCTGGGAGGAGCGGGATCACATGGGGTTGGCCCAGTACCTGATGAACCAGGTGCGGCGGATCGAGGATGCGAAGAAGTACACCCGCAGCCGGAATATGCCCGATCCCAAGCCCCAGGACAAAATCGCAAAGAACGGCGCGGAGCTGAGAGCGCCGAAGGGTACATATATGCTCTATCGGGGGCCGTACATTCCCGGATGGCCCCAGTACATCCGCTATTGGCGCCCGCCGACAGACGGGCCGGGGGAAGGAGGCTGATATTATCAAGTTCAGACCGATGAAGAATTGCAGACGGAGCGTGAAAGAACAACGGTATATCTGGGCAGCCTTGGAGATCTGGAACAAGCTGCCGGACAAGCGGCGGGCAGACTTCCGGGCGCTGATCGGCGAGATCGCCGACAGCCCGGAGGAAAGCCGGGCGCTGTTTGAGATTCTGACGAAAGAAAAAAGCCCGGAGAGCATCAGCGGGAAAATGCTGGTGCCGCTGGGTAGGCTGTATGACATGAAGCGGGAATTCTATGACCGGGCGGCGATGTGAGGGTTAGAGATGGCGAAGGGGAAATATGAGCATTGGCTCCGGAAAGAAAACCTTGCATTGCTGGAGAGTTGGGCGACAGAGCGGACGGATCTGGAACTGGCGGAAAAGATAGGGATCACCAGAAGCACCCTGTATCAGTGGATCAAGACATATCCGGACATTTCGGACGCCATATCGCGCGGGCGCACCGATGCGCGCAAGTGCGCGGAGGTGGAAGAGACCCTGGGGAAACGGGCCACGGGATACACCATCGAGTTGCAAAAGGCAATCAAAGTGAAGCGGGTGGAGTATGACGAGACGACCGGGAGACGGCTGCGGGAAGTGGAGACTGTGGAGTATGCGATAGAGCAGCAGCACGTACCGGCAGATGTACAGGCGATCAAGTTCTTTCTGACCAACCGGGCACCGGAGCGGTGGAAAAACCATGTGGAAGTGGACGGAACCATTACCGGGCAGAACTTTGAAGAGTGGCTGGAGAAGCAGAACGGGAAGGAGAGCGGGCTATGAATCCGATGGTGGCGAAGGATTACATCGAAAGCTGCCTGAAGATCAAGGCGAAGACCGGCGATATTATCCCGTTTAAGCTGAACCCGGCGCAGGAAAAGCTGTATCGGGTGGCAAAGAAACAGCAGGACGCGGGCAAACCGGTTCGGATCATCATCTACAAGGCCCGACAGTTGGGCTTCTCCACCATGACGGAGGGACTGATTTTCCACGGATGCGCGACCAGGAAGAACCGGAACGCGCTGATTGTTGCACACCGAGAGGATGCCACGGCCAACTTGTTCCGGATGTCGAAGCTGTTTTACGATCTGCTGCCAGGGCCGATCAAACCAATGCTGAAAGCCAGCAATGCGCAGGAACTGCTGTTTGAAAACCCGAGCAAGGCCCAAAAGGAGCGGGACAGGAACCCAGGGCTTCGGAGCCGCATTCGCTGTGCAACGGCGGGCGGCAAGGGCATTGGACGATCGGATACGCTGCATTTTGTGCACATATCGGAGTTTGCGTTCTGGCCGGAGGGCCCGGACGGGAAGAAAAGTACGCTGATCGGTATTCTTCAGGCTGTGCCGGCGCTGCCGGGGACGATGGTGATCATCGAGAGCACACCGAACGGGTTTGACGAGTTCAAAACCCAATGGGACAAGGCGGTGGCCGGGGAAAGCGATTTTGAGCCGGTGTTCTTTGCCTGGTACGAAAACCCGGAGTACACCATGGAGCCGGCGCCGGGGACGGTGTGGACAGACGACGAGCTGGATATGCAGGATCGGTACGGCCTGTCCGAGGGGCAGCTGACATGGAGACGTTGGTGCATTGCCAACAACTGCGGCGGCGATGTTAGGATCTTTCAGCAGGAGTACCCGAGTAACCCGGAAGAAGGATTCCTGCACAGCGGTACAGGTGTTTTCGATAACGATTTGGTGATCCGGACGATGGAAACGCTGACGCCGCCGGAGATGCAGGGCCGGTTCCTGTGGGAGGGCGAAACGGAGATAAGCCCGGTGTGGAAAGAGGAAAACCCAGGGGCGGTGAAGATCTACATGAAACCGGAGGAGGGGAAACCCTATGTGCTGGCCGGGGACACGGCGGGCGATGGATCCGATAGCTTCACGGCGTGGGTGATAGACAACACCACTGGCGAGCGGGTGGCGACACTAAAACAGACGTATTCGGAGCGGGAATATGCGCAGCAGATATGGAGTCTGGGGCGGTATTACAACTGGGCGCTGGTGGGGATCGAGACGAACTTCTCCACATACACCGTGATGAAACTGGACGAGTGGGGATACCCGAACCAATACATGAGAGAGCGTGAGGACACCATCACCAAGCAGATGAAAAAGAGCTGGGGATGGAGAACAGACCGCATAACACGTCCAAGGATCATTGCCAATCTGGAAGAAGTGTTTGCCACGAGGCCGCGACTGTTTCGGGACGCGGATCTGCTGAAGGAAATGCTGACATTCGTGTACAACGAAGATCATCGGCCGGAGGCCATGGTGGGGGAGCACGACGACATGGTTATGGCTGCGGCTATCTGCCATGCGATACGGCACCAGCAGAGCACAACGATGCCGGAGAGGGTGGAAGCGAAGCCGCAAAAGCTGATCACGGAGATGCGGAAGAAACAGCGATCCGGGCGGCGATTTTGACAGGAAAATATGACGGAAATTTTCAAACCATAGGACACCGAGCCTATGGTTTTTTATTTTGCCCGAGAAAAAAGCGAGAGTTTTCAACAGTTTGCGCGATTCGTAAAAAATGACGGAAAAGTGGAAATTCACGGACATGGAGAACGCGGTATCCTTTGGCGTCAACAAAAAACGATGCTTTGCCGGAATGAATCCGGCAGAAAGGAGAGCCCACATGGATATGGAAAACGAAAAGCTGGAGACGGGCGCAGCTGGGGAAGTCGTAACTCCCGAAACCGAGACTGAGGAGCGGGAACCGGCGGCAGAGGCCGAAGGCGAAAAGGGGAATGAAAGCGCCGAACATTCCACGGAGACCGGGAAACAGACTCACGAAGAGCGGACGCAGTACAAAGCGGCCCGCAGACAGGGCGAGAGGACAGGATACGACAGAGCCAACAAGGAGAACAACGCGCGGATCGCCAAGATGGGGCTGATCGATCCTATGACCAACAAGCCCATTACCACGATGGCGGAGCTGGAAAGCTACGGCCAGAGGGCAAAGCAGCACCGGCTGGAAGCCAGGGCCAAGGAGGAAAAGAAAACCCTTGCCCAGGTGGAGGAGGAAGATGCTGCGCTGGAACTTCTGTACCAGAAACGGCGGGAGGACGCCGAGCGGGAGCGGAAGGCCCAGGAGGAGAAGGCCAAACGGGAATGGATGGAGCAGGACGCGGAGGCATTCGCAGAGCAGTACCCGGATGTGGATCCGGGGCAGCTGGAGAATGACACCAAGTTCAAACGCTTCTGCGGGAAGCGGCTGTACAACGAACCGCTGGCCGAACTGTACGAGGACTATCTGGCGGTAGTCGGGGAGGCCGCCAGGACGGCCCAGGCAAAAAGAGAGGACAAAGCGGAGCGGGGCACGGGTGCCGGCGGAGGTGCCGGGAGCAAGGTGCTGACCGCGAAGCAGCGGAGAGAACTGGAAGCCTGGAACGAAGCCTATCCCCACATGAAGATGACCGAAAAAGAATTCCGACAGTGGAGCGGATCGTGAAAGGAGAATGAAAAATGCCTTATGTAGGCGCTATTTACAACGATTGGAAAGCAGATCTCTTTCCTTACATCGGCAAAGCCTTTGATGTGGCTTATGCCAACCGACTGAACAAGTTTGCCCCCATTGTGGGCGAGATCAACACCAACAGCGTGAGCTACGAGCTGACCGGCGGCGGTGGCTACGGTGAGCCCCAGGTTTACGACGGTGAGAACCTAAACCGCAGCAGCCTGATGCGTGCATTCAAGACCACCATCGTGCCTGTGGAGTACCAGGACAGCGTGATCCTGGGCCACAAGGAGGTCAAGATCGACAAGTTCGGCGAGACCAAGAAGGCCGGTACCCGACTGGGCAACGCCATGGGCATGAAGGTGTTCCTGGAAGTGCTGCGTATGTTCGGCCACGCCTTTGACAGCGGCTATCTGGGCGGCGACGACAAGCCCTGGGCTGCTGCCGACCACCCTGTGGCCGCCAAGAGCAGCGATGGCCGCAAGTTCGTTGCTGACCCCGACGCCGGTACTTACAGCAACCTGATCACCGATGCACTGAGCATCAGCGCCATCACCAAGGCCCAGAGCGCCGCCGGCCGGTTTGTGACCCCCGACGGTCTGCCCTTCCTGGCCGACTACAACGTGCTGCTGGTGAGCCCCGAGCTGGAGGCCGAGGCCAAGAAGATCTGCGGCGAGAATGCCAAGCTGACTCCCAACCAGAGCGAGAACGTGAACCCCGCCCAGGATATGCAGTATATCGTGGTGGGCGGCGGCAAGGATGGCTTTACCGCCAATCAGTGGGCCATCTGCGACAAGGCTCTGATGAAAGAGCTGGTAAACATCGTTTACATCACCCGACCCACGGTGATGGAGAACAAGCTGGACAACCCCCTCCAGGCTCAGTTCCTGAGTTACGCAGACTTTGCCTGTGGCTGGGGCGACGCCCGGCAGATCATCTTCTCCACCGGCGCGGGTGCCTGATATGGCACTGCGTATCGATAAGGTTGATACGCTGTCTACGGGAAAAAGCAAGGATGTTCCGGTGGGATGCCGCCGGTTCATCCTTTGCAATTCCGGGGAGGAGACGGTGTACTTCCGTCCGGCGGACGGGAAGAAGGCGACAGCGGCCAATGGCTTCCCCCTGAAGCCGGGGGAGAAAACGGAGGTAATGATAGCGGACGAGCTGAGTTTGTTCTCCGAGGACAAGGGAGAAGTTCGGATGCTGTACGTCCGGGAGGAGTGAGCCGATGGAGCACATGGACGTTAACTGCGTAGACCAGGTGAAGCTGCTGGCAGAGACGGAAGCCCGGAGCAAGAGCAACACCCACCGGCTGGACAAGCTGGAGGAGCGGGTGAGTGAGCAGGGCGAACTGATCCAGTCGGTGAAGCTGCTGGCGCAGGAACAGGAGCACATCAAATCGGATGTGTCGGAAATCAAGGCCGATGTGAAATCCATTGCAGACAAGCCCAAGAAACGATGGGAAGCCATCGGGGATAAGCTGCTGTGGCTGGTGATCGGCGGTGTGGCGGCCTGGGTGATGAGTCAGATCGGGCTGCCGGTTTGAAAGGAGGAAACGTATGGACATTTGGATCAATGCGATCGCGGAGATCGTGACGGTGCTGGTGACTACGGCCATCGGCGTGGCCGGTGCGTGGCTGCTGGCGAAGATGGCCAAGTACCAGGAAGTGGCCACGGTAAGAAAGGCCACGGAGGAAGTGATCATCCTGGCGCAGCAGACAGTTGGTGAGCTGATGCAGACCATTGTGGCAGACGTTAAGGCTGCCAGAGAGGACGGCAAGCTGACGCAGACGGAGATCGAGGCCCTGGGCCAGACGCTGCTTGTGAAAGTTACGGAGAAAATGAGTGAGCCCACCCGGAAGGTGCTGGAAGCGGCGGCGGTGGACATTACGGCTCTGATTCGCGGCGCTGGCGAAGAATATATTGCTACATTGAAAACGAACCCCATCCCTGTAATTTTGCCTGAGATCAAACAGGAGTGACGATATGAAGAGAGACGATGCGGTAGAACTGGCGCTGCAAATGGCCAACGATCCGGTGCATGGGTATGACCAGACCCACCGGTGGGGGCCGGACTACGATTGCAGCAGCTTTTTGAGTTATGTATGGCAGAAGGTAGGCGTACCCGTGCGGGACAAGGGCGCGACCTACACCGGCAATATGTACCCGGCGTTTACGGCGGCTGGCTTCCGGAACGTGACAGGCAGCATCAATCTCAAAACGGGAGCGGGCCTCCAAAGCGGGGACGTGCTGCTGAACACAGTGCACCACACGGCCATGTACATCGGAAACGGGCGGGTGGTACAAGCCAGCGGAAACGAAAAGGGCGGGATCACCGGTGGCCAGACAGGCGACCAGACAGGCCGGGAGATCGCCACGGGAACCTACTACAACTACCCATGGGACTACGTGCTGCGCTACGGAGAGACTGGCCCGGAAGAAACAGCGGACACATACACCGTGCAATACGGGGACACCCTGTGGGGGATTGCAGATAAGCTGCTCGGAGACGGGCTGCTGTATGGAGAACTGATGGAAGCCAACGGGCTGAAGCACGATCTTCTCACTGTGGGGATGGTGTTGCGTCTGCCGAAGAAAAAAGAGACTGCGACCGTGGAGACGGCGTGGATCTCGCTGCGGCTGCCGGTTTTGAAGAGAGGCGATGTGGGACACAGCGTGGCCGCCCTGCAAACGCTGCTGACCGCAAACGCCATTGCGCTGAAGGAGTACGGCACGGATGGAGAGTTCGGGCCGGAGACGGAGGCGGGGGTGCTGCTGTATCAGAAACAGCAGGGCCTTGTGGAAAACGGAACCGCCGACGGAAGAGTGTGGAAAACACTGCTGGGCGGGAATTGAATCAAAGGGGCGGGAAACCGCCCCTTTTGTGATTGGAGTGAGAACATGACATTTGGCGAAGGGAAAAACAAAGTCTATATGCTACTGGACGAACACAGCGCCGGGGGCACGGTAGACCATGACGAGGATATTGAGCTGAAGATGGCGGGGTTCTTTGACATCTGCCAGAAGAACCTGGCCCAGGTGCGAAGAATCGTGAAAACCGAAACCATCCAGCGGGAGAAGGGCAAAACCCTGTATGAGATGCCGAAAAACTTCTCCACCCTGCGGCGGATCTGGCGCAATGGGGAAGTGGCCACCCGGCGGTACAAATGGATGGCGGGGAAGCTGATCATCCCGGAGAGCGAGAGCGGGGAGGTCACAGTGGAATATTACGCGATGCCCAAGACCATCGACAGCCAGACCAAGGACACGGAAGAGTTTGAGATCGCAGATGATGCCGCCCAGTGTATGCCGTTTTTTGTGGCAGCGCAGCAGCTGGCGGTGGATCTGGTGGTGGACACCGGCGTGCTGCTGAATCTATACGACCGGATGGTGATGAATCTGCCCCGTGGGATCCCCGGCGAGAGCGGGGGCGGAATGCGGCAGACCTTCTACAGGGGGTAAGCGATGGGCGCGAAGGCAAGCATTGAGACAACGGTATACGCCACCTTCCGGGGGGCGGACTTCTCCACGGATCCATCCCTGGTGGAGCGGTACCGGAGCCCCTTGTGCACCAACATCATAGCCGACGCGGGCGGGATGCCCGAAAAGCGGCGAGGCTGGCGCACCATCCACCAACTGAACGGGAAAGTGCACGGGCTGTTCTACGGAGTATTTACCCAGCAGTGGAAAACCCTGGTACACGCGGGGACGACCCTGTATGAGTGGAGCGACGAAAAGGCTCCTGTGGTGCTGCTGGAGGGGCTGCCGGAGCACCGGAGCCGGGGAGTGAGCCTGGGCGGCAAGCTGTGGATCGTGACGGGAGCGGGCTTTCTGGTGTACGACGGGGAGACGGCCCAGTGGGTGCGGGAGAGCGAAGCCTACATCCCCACCACGGTGATCACCCGGCTACCCACCGGCGGCGGGGACAGCTACGAGGACGTCAACATGATGACGCCCTACCGGAAAAACGCATTCCAAACGGACGGTGAGGCCAAGGAGTTTCTGCTGGACAGCACGGTGGACGCAGAAGGCACGGTGCGGGTGTGGGTATGGGACGAGGAACTGGCCGCCGGGGAATTCACCGTTGACCGAGAAAACGGCAAAGTGACGCTGACGGAGGCCCCCACAAAACCGGCGGCGGGACAGGCGGACGGACTGGTGATCCAGTTTCCCCACACGGTGGAGGGCTACACAGACCGGATCGACAAGTGCACCATCATCACCACCTACGGCGTGGGCACGGATGACCGGATCGTGGTGAGCGGGAATCCGGAGATGGCCAACATCGACTGGATCAGCGGATTGAATGACCCAAGTTACATTCCGGATCTGAGCTATTCCAATGTAGGAACCGAGGGCGTGGCCATTATGGGCTACTGCCGGGTGGGATCCTACCTGGGCATTGTGAAAGAGGACAACGGCCAGGACACCACCATCTATCTGCGATCGGCGGAAGTGAACGAGGCCGGGGAGGCCATTTTCACCCTGCGTCAGGCCATGGCCGGTGTGGGCGCGGTGAGCAAGGGCAGCTTTGTGACGCTGCTGGATGATCCGCTGTTTCTGACCCGGACGGGGGTTTATGCACTGAGCGTGACCAATGTAAGCGGGGAGCGGGTAACGCAAAACCGCAGCTTTTACGTCAATCCAAGGCTGACGGCGGAAGACCGGATGGGCGAGGCCGAGGCAGTGGAGTGGAACGGGCAGTATCTGCTGAGTTTCCCCAACGGCCACGTATATGTGATGGATGGCCGGCAGAAAAAGAGCTACCGGAGCGCGGCACTGGGTGACTTTGTGTACGAGTGCTACTACTGGGAGAACATCCCGGCGGTGTGCTGGCTGCCGATCAAGAGCGGGGACGTGGAAATGCTGTACTTTGGCACGGAGGACGGCAGGATCTGCAAGATCAACTCCGACATTGAGACCATGGAGCGGTTCAGCGACGAC